GAAAATCATCTAGGGGTAGATTTAACGTGGAGGCGGAATTTTACCCCTATTCTTTTATTTAAATATAGGTTAGGGAGGTTAGTAATTTAATTTAATAACTGAGCGGTTATACTTTGAGGCGATTACAATTCCTCCCTTTCCTTTTTTATTACTATATTATGAAAAATCCAAGAAGAACGGCTAAGCAAAAAAAATTATTGGGTGAAAAAGTAGTTAAATATTATTTTGATAATCCAAATGCTAATAGCTATAAAGAAATAAAAGAAAAATTTAAAGTTCATGAAACTGCTATACGTCAATTTATAGGTGACGAATTAGAAAGAAGACTTGAACGAAATAAAAAAATTAGAAATTATTAATTAAACACAAAAATTATGAATTACGATGACTGGAAACTATCCAATCCAATAGATGATGGATGTGGGTATAACATGATAAGCAACTGCTGTGGAGCAAATATAGACGAAGAAATTGATGTATGCTTAAATTGCAATGAACATTGCGAGGCTATAGAAGATTATGAATATGAGGCTGCTAGAAAAGAAGCATATAAAGAAATGCAAGCTGACGGAGAAAGAGACGAAGGCTTATGATAAAAAAGATTACTAGAAAGTCTATGCTTATTAGACCTTCAGGTAGATCTACAGATTTTATTAGTCCAAGCTTTGGTTATGGTTGTTTATACAACTGTTCTTATTGCTATATGAAAAGACATAAAGATAATGGTCTTGACGTAGCAACTAATACAGGAGATATATTGACAGCTATAAATAACCATGCTTATTTTACACCTGTAGATAAACCTAATCAGACACACGCAGAGTATACAACATATGACATAAGCTGTAACGAAGACTTTGCTCTGCATGCAAAACACCATGAGTGGGAAAAGGTATTTAAATTCTTTAAAGATCATCCTGTAGCTATGGGTAGTTTTGCTACTAAATATGTAAATCCTAAACTATTATCATTTGACCCTCAAGGCAAAGTTCGTATAAGGTTTAGTCTTATGCCACAACATAAGTCAGATTTACATGAACCTAGCACATCTAAGATTATAGATAGAATAAAAGCTATTGATACATTTATAGATGCTGGCTACGATGTGCACGTTAATTACAGCCCCATTATAGTATATGAAGGTTGGTTAGAAGATTATAAAAATTTATTTAATTTGGTAAATACTTATGTAAAAAATAAAAACAAGGTATTATCAGAATGTATTTTTCTTACACATAATTTTAAAAAGCACACAATTAATCTAAGTAAGCATCCAGAAACAGAAATAGATTTATGGGTCCTTACTAAACAAGAAGTTAAACGTTCTCAATATGGTGGAGAAAATATACGATATAAACTTGGAATGAAAGCTGAGTATATAAAACAATTTAAACAATTACATAACCAGATTATACCTTGGAATACAATTAGGTATATCTTTTAAATCAATTAAACATGCGAACAGTGCAAGATCAACTCTCTAGAGTATCAAAAACATTGATATTCACGGAGCCTTTCTACGGTATATTTCTTATTGGAATGCAAAAAGAATTCAGTAAGGATATAGATACCGCAGGTGTAGGAAAACACGGCATAGGAATGCGGCTTGTAATAAATCCGGATTTCTTTACAGAACTTAGTGAACCACATCAACAAGGCTTGCTAAAACATGAGCTATTACATATAGCTTTTGGTCATATTATAATGGCAGATAAATATCCTAATAAAAAGTTATTTAATATAGCAGCTGACATAGAAATTAATCAATACATAGATCGTAAAATGTTGCCAGCTGGCGGATTAACTTTGGATACGTTTAAAGATCTTAATTTACCAAAGAGAGCTGGTACGAATAAGTATTACAAGCTATTAGAACAAACTATGGATAAAAATGGTAATAGTGATAATGAAGCATTACAGTCTATTTTAGATCAAATGGATGGTAACAGTCAATATGATCATAAGTTATGGGAAGAAGTTACAAATCTTCCTGAAGCAGAGAAGAAACTAGTGCAAAAGCAATACGAGCATCAAATGAAGACTACTGCAGAAGAGATCCAAAAGAAGCACGGTGACATACCGGGGGAATTAGCAGAGATTATTGAAAGGTTATTTGTTATACCTCCTGCTAAATTCAATTGGAAACAGTATCTTAAAAGGTTTATTAGTAACGCATCTAAAATCTATACTAAAAAGCTTAGGCGTAAGAATAATAAGCGTTATGCAGGTAACCCGGGTCTTAAGATTAAGCACAGGAATCACGTGCTTGTAGGCGTAGATACTTCAGGATCAGTAAGTAGTGAAGAGTTAGTAGAATTTATGTATGAATTAGCTCATATGCATAAAACTGGTAATAAAATTACAGTTGCACAGTTTGATACACAGCTTACTAATATAGAAGAGTTTAATCCTAAGAAAAACTGGGAAATAAAAGGTAGAGGTGGAACATGTTTTCAACCTGTTACAGATCACTATAATGATCCTAAAAACAGATACTCTGCTTTTATATGTCTTACTGATGGTGAAGCCCCTAACCCGGATAACTGTCCAAAGAATGCATTGTGGGTGCACAGCTCACATTCTAGAATCAATGATGAGTTGACTGGAATTAAAATACAATTAAATTAATCAATTAAATAACATATTATGAATCAAGTAAATTTAAACATTGATGAACTACAAGATTTTGTAGGACACATCATAACAAACAATCGTCACTTGCAGGCGGGCGGGAAGAAGCCTGTAGCAATTGAAGTAGTAGGTGAATCAGGTATTGGTAAAACTACTAGTATTATGGATATGACTAAAACACATGGTTTAGATTTTGTAAAACTAAATCTAGCACAGATAGAAGAGTTAGGTGACCTTGTAGGTTTCCCTATAAAACAGTTTCAAATGTGGACTACTAAAGATGGTAAAAAGATAGGTAAATGGGTAGATGAAGTAGCAGTTAATGACCATTCTAAACTAGGTTTTCAAACTACTGGTAAAAGTAGAATGTCTTATTCAGCCCCGGAATGGATAGCTGATAAGAAAGCCGGTGGTGTATTGCTTCTTGATGACTGGAACCGTGCAGACGTGAGATTTATTCAAGCGTGTATGGAACTAGTTGATAGGCAGCAATATATATCATGGACCCTTCCTAAAGATTGGCATATTATATTAACTGCTAACCCTGATAATGGAGATTATATGGTAAACTCTGTTGACTCAGCTCAGAAAACTCGTTACATTACAGCAAACCTTAAGTTTGATATAGATGTATGGGCTCGTTGGGCAGAGGAGAATGAAATAGATACTAGATGTATCAATTTCTTATTAATGCATCCTGAGCTAGTTACACAGGAGACTAACGCACGTTCTATATCAACGTTCTTTAACAGTATATCTAGTATTAAGAGTTTTGAGGATCAATTGCCACTAATCCAAATGATTGGCGAAGGCTCAGTAGGCAATGAGTTTGCTTCTATGTTTACGACGTTTATTAATAATAAACTAGACAAACTAGTTACACCAAAGGATATAGTTCTTGGTAAAGAAGAGGAAATGTTACCTAAGTTAACTGAGTGTATAGGTCAGGGTGATAACTATAGAGCTGATATAGCTAGTCTGTTAGCTACTCGTATAGCTAATTTTTCTGTTGCATACTCAAAAACTGACACTGTAACGCCAAAAATGCAAGAGCGTCTCGTTACGCTGTGCACAAAAGACTATTTTACTAACGATTTAAAGTATCTTGTTGTTAGGACTATATTCAATGGAAATAAATCGAAGTTTAACCAGATGATGATGAATCCTCACATTATCAAAATGACAATTAAATAATATGGCAAGCAAAAATATACACGCAGGCCCTTACCCGGATCAGGCATTGCTTGATCTTGGGTTTGAGGATGCACAAATATATGGTATGGTACAAAATAATTTAGATATAGAAGATGTAACGTTATCAGAATCTTTAAAGCAATATGATAAAGTAAAAGATCTTTTAGAAACTGAAACAACAACTGATTTAACAAAAGTTAAAAGAGCTTTTATATTACCAATGCATAATGTGTCAACTGATAGATTAAAATCAGCGCTTAAAGAACATAAAATTAGTGTTACTAATGATTATGAAAAAGCTGATTTTATTATACCACATCTTAATTTTTATGACAGTTATTCATCAATTGAAAATATACCACAGACTAAACTTATGTTTAAAATACATAATGGTTATTATTGTGATGATCATAGACAGATTGCAATAGATTATCATAAAGATACAGGTAATCATATTATTTTAGATAAAAGAAGCCTAGGTGATAGTAATCAATGGAGCATGGATTATGACAGCTTACCTTATGATAGTTTTATATTTAGTAATATGTCTATTGTATTAGCTAAAATGGTTGAGGATGGCGAGTTACAGGTTATTGAAACAGATACTATTCTTAATCAATCTGCTAATAGGGTCCCTATGACAGAAGAACTTATGGAAGACCTTAATAAGATGATAAGTGGCTATTCTCCTAGTGATGAGGAATTACAAATGGCAGGTAAAATTATACCTACTATAGATCCTACAGGAGAACCATATTTATTATATAAATATTCTAGAGAATTTTTAGGTAGTATAGATCATAAATATAGTAGAAATAAAGATGTGCTATACTGGCTAGAAAAACATGATATATACACACTAGCTAACTGTAGCGCTGAAAGAGCTATTAAATATTTTGAAGATAGAGATATGTTAGATTCAAAATGTTTTAGAGCCTTAGAAGTAGAATGTAGACAAGAAATACAAATCTCAAATAGAGAATTGTACACATTTAAAGTTCAAGTTAAACCCGAGTATAGAAAGTACATGAAATAACTGAGAAGAGTTGTATTGTACGACTCGTGTTTAATTGATTGCATAAAGGGGGAGGTTATAAAGCCTTGGATCGGTTCCATTTCCTCCCCTGATATGTTTAACCATTAAAAATTAAAATATGAAAGATAAAATAGCCTTAATAGATGGCGATAGTTTAATCTATTACGAGATGGGTAAACCTACTTTAGAAGAAGCTTTAGAGAGTCTAGACGGTAGATTACATCAAATGTTTGAAGCAGTTGAAGCAACACATTATGCAGGATTTCTTACATCAGGTAAATGTTTTAGATATGCGGCAGCTAAAAGCAAACCTTATAAAGGAAATAGAAAATATGGTGATAAACCAATTATATTTCCTGCAATAAAAGAATATCTTAGACAACATTGGGGATTTAAATCTATATCTGAATTAGAAGCTGATGACTTAGTATCTATTTATCATACAGATCCTTTTGGTAGCACAGTTATATGTAGCCCAGATAAAGATGTTTTGTATCAAAACCGTGGTTTACATTATAATTATGGAAAAGCAGAAACTGTGTTAGTTGACGAAGTAGAATCAATAAGATTTTTATGGAAACAAATGCTTATGGGTGATAGTACTGATGGTATTCAGGGTATACCTAAAGTGGGACCAAAGACTGCAGATGCATGGTTAAAAGACCTTGGAAGAGAGGAAATGCCTACATTTGTATTAAATAAATATATAGAAAAGTTTGGATATGCGGCAGGAATTAGTAAATTTGCTGAAACCTTTAAGCTTGTTTATATACTTAAAGACAAATCAGATGTTCGTAGAGAGTTAGATATGGAACTTAATCCTCCTGCTATTTACAAAATTGATAATCAAAAAGAAGACGAAGAATGGGTATAAAATGCGAAGAAGTGATATTTAATCCAGTTGCACCTTTATACTTTATATTACATGGTGGCACTAAAACTGTTAAACCTCAATATAAAGATGGTAAAATAGTTTCTTTAGCTATGCCAAATGATTGTTTTATTTCTATAGGAGATAAAATGAAAATAAAAGGAGAGCCATATAAAGTAAACATTATAAACAAAGTAAAAGACGGTAAAAACATTGTATACCATATTAAAACTGCAGAGAGAACTAAATCATCATTATTTGTATTACCTATGTTAAGTGGAAAAAGAAATTTATTTTTATATAATTCACAATTAATAAATGCATTTATAGGATATAAAGAATTAAATAATCACATAGTATTACTATACAGATGGTCTAGTGATCCATTATTTGCAAAATTTGAAATAGCATTAAAAAAGTTTCCTACATATGTAAAATCTTTTGATGCTGATCCTCAACATACGGTATTTGTGTTTTCTGTTCCAGATAGACATGTAGAAAATTTTAAACTTTTTAAAAATGGTAAATATTCTAAATTAGATGACGACTATAAATTAAAAATATTAAATTTTCATAACATGGGTGTAGAATCACCTTTATCTAAAATTCTATTTAGAGACTATGAAAGAAAGTTAGCTTTAGAAAAAAAGTTAGGAGCAGAAATACCTGATGATTCAGAATTACTTAGTATTATAACCTTAAAAGATGAAATATTAGATTTAAATTATTACTTATGACAAAAAAGAAAAAGAAAGATATAAAATTATCTGTACCAGAAGGTATGGAGTTTAATACTCCATATGCTATTGATAGTACATTTGGACACAGTAAATATTATTGGGATTTAGACAGAAATAAAGGAGATCATATGACTTTTTCAGAAAAATTAGATATAGAAGTTAAAGCTATAACTGATTTATTAAAAGAAAAAAATAAAGCTTATGGTAACACAGCGCTTAATCCTACAAATATATTTAGTAAGTTAAATGCTACTGAAGCTATATGCGCTAGAATAGATGACAAGTTAGCTAGAATAGGTAACAAAGGAATTAATGATGAAACAGAAGATACTGTTGATGATTTAATTGGTTATTTATTATTATTAAAAATGTCTATGTAAAAACTAAAGGGGAGCCTAACGGTTCCCCTTTTTCATTTTAAGTTTATAAAGTATATATCCTAATACAGGCGTTCCATATAATAAGCTTAATAAACTTGGATGTGGTTCTCCACATAATCCTGTAGCATGTTTTAAAAATTCTATCATTAGTATTGTTCATATTTTTGTTGTGGGAACATTTCTACTCCTTTACTAAATGCATTTAATCCAGGTAATAGTTTAAATGTTACATAAAACTTTTCTTTTCTATCATCATTAGTATACGGTTCTTCACCAGTTATTTCATCAAAAATTTCATCACCAAAGTTTTCTGCCCATTCTCCAAGTTGGTATCCTAAATTTAATAAAGGTATACCGGTGGCTCTACCTGCTTGTAAAAATTCTCCAGGCGCAGTAAATACTGCTACCTCTCTATAAGCTCTATTTAATATATTATGAAATTTTCTTCCAAGGAATGTTTGTCTTATATCTATTTTTCCATCTTCATCTTCATCTCCTCCTAATTGAGCTAATAACAATAAGAAAGCAAACTTCATTCTCCACTCCATTAAAAAGGCTTTTATATTACCTTGTTTCATTTTAATAAATTCTTGATACAATTCTTCTCTACCTTCTCTATCTCTTAATTTTTCAGAAAATTCAGGATTAGTAGCATTATTAGCAGCCCAAGTATCAAATCTTGCTCTAGCTAATCCATCTTTAACTTTAACTCTATTAAAAAATCCAAAAGTACCTATATCAATGGCCATATTTACTAAATCTAAACCTAAAGTTTTAACAGTATTTAATATATGTATTTCTGCATCTAAAGCTTCTTTAGAGGTAAATGATTTACTTATTTCCATGTTTTGAAATGCACTATTCCATGTACCTTCATCGAAAGTTTCTAATATTTGACTATATCTTTGCTTACCAAATCTTGCCATTGCTACACCAGGTAACCAAGACTTATAATGCATCATTAATCTCATAAACATATTAGTATTATACATCGCTTTATCTTCATCTGACATACTTCCCTTTACTTTAAACGATATTTCCCTTCCTATATTTCTTAGTTTAAGTTCACCTTTATCGGTTATACCTTTTATTTTAGTTTTATATCTATCTACAGCTTTATTTGATACATTAGTTGTAGTTCCTTCCCATAGTGGGTTTTCTTCTAGTTCCATTAATTCTAAAATATTTTTAGATCCTTCTGGTAACTGAGATAATCTTTTTACATTTCCATTTTCATCAATTCCCATATTTAAGGCTGTTGCATATAAAGTAATAGCGTCAATTCCTCGGTCTGCAGTAGACAAAAAAGCAAACCACTTATCATTAGTTAAATGTCTAACTGCATAAGTAGCAGATAATCTATTTGCTCTTGATTGTGCATCATCTTTTTGATAATAATCTAAATATTCAACTAAAGCTCTCATTTTAGGATCAGCTTTCATTAAAGCGCCTTGAGCTTTCCTTAAATTTCTTCTAGTTATAAAAGTTCCTTTAGATGCTTCATACTCTAAACCAACCATACCAGCTGTAAATGCTCCTACAGCAACAGGTAATTTAAATCCTAATTGAGTAATAGAGTGAAAATTCTTTAATCCTAATAAAGATTTTCTTTTACTTATCTTACCTATAGCTATATCTTTTGCATCTAATGTAGTCCCATATATATAAGAGTCTACAAATTTTTGATAAGTTTCATATAATTTTTTAGGTCGCTCTTTAAATACTTTACCTAAAGCACTAGATTCTTCTATAATATTACCAAATATATCTGTTGATTCTACTTCTACACCATCTGTAGCTAATAAAGCTTCCATAGCTTGAACTTCAGGTAATATTTCTGTTTTTAATTGATGGTCTACAGCTGAGTTAAACAATAGTAAAAGTCCTTTACCTAAATCTCTACTTTTTAAAGATGAGTCTATATTACCATTTTTATCTCTTAAAGGTTGTATAAATAATTTAGGTATTTGTTTAACTAATCTACCAGTATTTTCATCTCTTATACCAAAGCTTAAATCATGTTCTCTAATTTGAAATGCTTCTACAGAAGAGTCAACTGCCTCTTTCATACTACCATTAATAAAAGCAGATTCAATAAATCCTTTATGTACTTCAGCTGTAAAATTAGGACCTAATCTTTCTCCGTACATTTCTTCTACTTCTTTTATAGTCTGCATATATAAATCATAAAACTCTTTAGCTGCAGGATCACTTTGTATTGCTTTATACTCTTCGCTAATCCATTTTTCAGAAGGTCTTAAAAAATATTGACCTCCTTTATTTAGTGCGGCAGTTCTTAAATGATTTTTTACATCATGTGCTAATTCCCATTTTTTAATTTCTCTATTTATTGCTGATTGGTTTTTCCCATATTTATTTTGTAAAGCTTTAAGTTTACCGGCCCTGAACTCTTTATATTTCTTTTTATAGTATTTTTCATCTATTTGCACATTACCATTTTTAAGGTCAAACCAACTATAATTATTATTTTTAATTGCTGCATCTCTTTGAGAATAATAATCTGCACTATATTTAGATTTAAAAGAACCATCTTCATTTAAAAGCATATCAAAAGCTTTAATACCTTTTTTCCCAACAAAAGCATCTTGTACTCTTTGTATTTCTTCAGCTTTTATTTTAACAATTTTTCTTTTAGTAAAATTAAGTTCATCCATCATTTCCCAAAGGTTTCTTAAAAATGGATTTGTTTGCTTAGATAAATTTACAAAATTAGATGTCATCCAATCTACATCGAGATTATAACTTTTTAAACCTTTAATACCACGTTCTTCTGCTTTATCTGCAGTTCTTTCTAACATTTTTCCTTGAACCTGTGTTATAGCTTGACTTAAAAATCCTGATAATCTATTTCTAAGTACTTCGTATTCTTTATGTTTTTCAGGACTTGTATTTTCCATATAATCTACATAGTCATGCAATCCTACTATTGATTGATAAAATATTAAATCGTGTAATAAATCATTCAAATCTTGATCTGTTAAATAATTTGGATTAGGTTCTCCTGATTTTAAAATTGGAATATTATTACCTAGTTTATTTTGTATAGTTTGAATGTCATCATTTAAAGATTTAATAACATAAGCTACATCCTGATCTATTTGTAATACACGTAATTGTTTAGTTATTTTTGCTTGCTGAGCTTTTAAAGACTCAAAAGATTCTCCTGCTTTATATTTTTTAGTCTGAAGTTGACGATCTACTAAAGCTTTACGTGTTATTAATTTTCTAATTATTTTATTTATATCTTCAAATTTAGTCATTTCTCCTGCTACTGGGATTTGCTCTAAAAACTCACTATATTTAGTACCCATTTGAACTACACTTACCTGTTCAGTTAGCTTC